AAAAACAACACCAGCATTTGCTATTGCACAAGCCATAGCGCTAGGTTAATATAAATAGTCTAATAAGGACTATAACATGGCACAAAATAACCCAATAACTACAAGAGAAACACTCAAACAATATTGTCTAAGAGCATTAGGCAAACCTGTTGTTGAGATAAATGTAGAAGACGATCAAGTAGAGGATAGAATAGACGAAGCATTACAATACTTTGCTCAATATCATTACGATGGTGTTGAAAGAATGTATCTTAAATATCAAGTCACAGCAGACGATATTGTAAGAGCAAGAAGTAATGAAACTTTACCTACTGTTACAGATGTAAGAGATTCCTCAGTTACAGCAATTTTTAAAGAAGGTAAAAATTATATACCCATGCCTTCTAATGTTATGTCCGTAGTTCAAGTATTTCCTTTCACAGATAAAGCTGCATTAAACTTGTTTGATGTACGATATCAATTAAGATTAAACGATTTATATGATTTTTCATCTACAAGTATTATTCATTACGATATGACACTAAGACATTTAGATTTATTAGATCATATTCTTACTGGTGAAAGACCTGTTAGATTTAATGCACACACTAATAGATTGTATGTTGACATGGATTGGAAAAATGATGTTGACGCCGGTGACTTTATGCTTATAGAATGTTATCGTAAATTAGATGGTTCAAATTACAGCGATGTATTTGATGATATCTTTTTAAAAAAATATCTTATACAATTAGTTAAAAAACAATGGGGTCAAAATCTTTCTAAGTTTCAAGGTGTAGCTATGTTAGGTGGTGTTCAAATGAACGGCGAACAAATTTACACACAAGCTCAAGAAGAAATTAATAGACTTGAAGAACAGATACAATTAGCATACGAATTACCTCCACACTATATGATAGGGTAGGCCATGAGAAATACTTATTTCAGCCATGGAACTCACGCAGAAAAAAATCTTTACGAAGATTTAATCATAGAACAATTAAAAATCTATGGGCAAGATACCTATTATTTACCAAGAGAAGAAATAACTAAAGATAGTATATTAGGAAATACCACAGATAAATTTACAGACGCATACTCTATTGAAATGTATGTAGAAGATGTAAATGGCTTTGCTGGTCAAGGTGATCTTGTTGGTAAGTTTGGTTTAGAGGTAAGAGACGAATTAACTTTGGTTGTTGCAAGACGTACATTTGAAGTATTGGTTGACAATACATCAAACACTCTTTCAATCAATAGACCAAGAGAAGGTGATATTGTATGGTTGGAAAGATTTAAAAAGTTTTTCCAAATTGATTTTGTTGAAGACGAAGATCCAATGTATCAAATTAACGATCTTCCTATATTTAAACTTAAATGTTCTATGTGGGAATACGCTTCAGAAAGCGTTGAAACAGGTGTCGGTGATATTGATAGTCGTTTGGATTCAGTCTCAATGGATGTATTAGAAAACCAAATATCATTAGAGATAGGTACCACTTCATCTGGTGCTTTAGTTTCAGAAAGCATAACTGGTGATGTAGAAGCAGTATTAACTGAAGCAGGTGAATACTTAGTAGATGAAACAGATGGCGATAATATTATATACGAAGATGATCCAAATTATATCGAATATATATTATTAGAAGACGCCGCAACAGAAAATATGGCAACGGATCCAATTGGTGGAGATAATTCTGCTTTTGACGCAGCTGCAGGACTTGATGATTTCGACCCAGACAACGACATCTTTGATTTCACAGAAAAAAATCCATTTGGCGATCCAAGTAATTAGGAGATATAATGTTTAAAGACGCACAATACCATGAATTGATTAGAAAGACCGTTGTTGCATTTGGTACTTTATTCAATGACATTTACGTTTATCGTAAAAACAGTTCAGGTAAAACAATACAAAAAATGAAAGTACCTTTGGCCTATGGACCAAAACAAAAATTCTTAACTCGTATAGATCAGGATTCTGCTAGAACAGCAGAAACTACAACAACAACAGCATTAACATTACCTCGTATTGGTTTTGAAATGACAACCTTATCATATGACCCAGGAAGAAAATTAAATAGAATACAAAAATTTAAAAAAGTAAAAGGTGCAGATAGTAAGTCATTACAAAATTCTTATATGCCTGTTCCTTATAATGTTGGTTTTAATTTATTTGCTATGGCAAAAAATAGTGAAGACGCATTACAAGTAGTAGAACAAATACTACCAATGTTTCAACCAGACTATACTATAACGTTAAATGTTATGCCCCAATTAGAAGTAGTAAGAGACGTGCCTATTGTTTTAGGTGATGTATCATATGAAGATAGTTATGATGGCACATTTACTGAAAGACGAGTTATTATGTACACTTTAAGCTTTACAGCAAAAATGTATCTATATGGTCCAGTAACAAGTAATAAAGTTATTAAGAGAGTTCAAGTTGATCAATACTCTGATACAAATACTGCTGTTGCAAAAAGAGAGCAAAGATATGTTGTACAACCTAATCCAACATCAGCAGACGCTGACGATAACTTTGGGTTTAATGAAGAACGTTCTTTCTTTCAGGATACTAAAGAATACGATCCTGCAACTGGCACAGACGTAGATAGTTAATGAAAAGGGTTGAGGATAAACTCAACGAGATACTAGACATTACAAAAAAAGATGTCGTACCTGTTGAGAATAAACCAGTTATACCACGTCCTAAAGAAAAAGAGGATATAGATAGCGACTACAAGTATAGTCGAGAAAATCTTTATAGTCTTGTTGAAAGAGGACAAGACGCCATAGAGGGTATTGTGCAATTGGCAAAAGACACAGACCACCCACGAGCATATGAAGTAGCAGGAACGCTAATTAAGAATGTAGGTGAAGTAACTGAAAAACTTTTAGAGTTACAAATGAAAATGAAAAAAGTAAATGATGAGGTTGTAAAGGCACCTAATAAAGTAGAGAATAATTTATTTGTTGGGTCAACGGCAGAATTACAAAAATTGATAAAGAAAAATGGAAAAGACATATCTAGGTAACCCCAATTTAAAAGCGGCAAATCAAAAAGTAAGATTTACCAAAAAGCAAGTAGAGGAATTTTTGCGTTGTCAAGAAAACCCTATTTACTTTATTGCTAACTATATTCAAATAGTAACGCTTGATCATGGACTACAACCATTTAAGTTATATAACTTTCAAAAAGAAATGGTAGACACATTTCATAACAATCGTTTTAGTATATGTAAGTTACCAAGACAAACAGGTAAGTCAACAACAATTATTGCATACCTATTACACTACGCCATATTTAATCCTAATGTAAACATAGCTATACTTGCAAACAAAGCTGCAATTGCTAGAGACTTATTAGGTCGACTACAACTTGCATATGAAAATTTGCCTAAGTGGTTACAACAAGGTATAATAAATTGGAACAAAGGTAGTTTAGAATTAGAAAACGGTAGTAGAATACTTGCAGCTGCAACATCATCAAGTGCTGTTCGTGGTGGTTCTTATAATGTAATATTTTTGGATGAGTTTGCTTACGTACCAAACAATATTGCAGAACAATTTTTTAGTTCAGTATATCCTACAATATCTTCTGGTACATCATCTAAAGTTATGATTGTATCTACACCACATGGTATGAATATGTTTTATAAAATGTGGAATGACGCAATACATGAACGCAATAGTTATAAACCTATTGAGGTGCATTGGTCAGAGGTACCTGGTCGTGATGAGAAATGGAAAGATGAAACAATAAAGAATACAAGTGAACAACAATTTAGAACAGAGTTTGAATGTGAGTTTTTAGGTAGTGTTGACACACTTATCAATAGTGCAAAACTAAGAACAATGTCTCATATTATACCTCAACAATCTAACGCAGGTTTAGATGTTTATGAAATGCCAAAAAAAGATCACAGGTATGTTATGACAGTTGATGTTGCAAGAGGAACAATAAATGATTACAGCGCTTTCGTTGTAACAGACGCAACAAGTATACCATATAAAATTGTAGCAAAATATAAAAACAATGAAATCAAACCATTAGTTTTTCCACAAATTATTCATAAGATTGCAACAAGTTATAATACAGCAGAGGTGTTAATTGAAGTAAATGATATTGGTGGTCAAGTAGCAGATACAATGCAATACGATTTAGAGTATGATAATCTTATTATGGTCAATCAAAGAGGTCGTTCTGGACAAATTGCAGGAACAGGTTTTAGTGGTAAACAATCACAATTAGGTTTACGAACAACAAAGGCAACAAAGAAAATAGGATGTTCTAATTTAAAAGCATTACTTGAACATGATAAAATGATTGTACAAGATTTTGATATCATTGCAGAATTATCAACTTACATTTTAAAAGGAAAAGATAAGTATGAAGCAGAGGAAGGATCTAGCGATGATTTGGTCACTTGTTTAGTTATGTTTGCATGGTTATCTAATCAGACATATTTTAAAGAATTAACAGATCAAGATATTCGTGCTAGACTTGTAGATGAACAACAAGATATGTTAGATCAAGACATGGCACCTTTTGGATTCATAAATGATGGATTAGATGAACCCGAAACATATAAAGACCCATATGGCACCACTTGGTCGCCAGTAAAAGTCAAACGAGGTTACTAAATCTTGTATTTTATAAATAGTTTCAGTAAGATTTTAATATTAAAATTTAAACACTCAAAGGAGAAAACAAGATGGCTTTTTTAGTATCACCAGGCGTTCTTGTTACGGAAAAGGACCTTACTAACGTAATCCCTGCTGTATCTACATCAATAGGTGCAATAGGCGTGGTTAGTGAGAAAGGGCCGATGGATGAAATCACTACGGTTTCAAGTGAATCCGAATATGTTAGAGTTTTTGGGAAACCAGATGCTAACACTTTCGAATATTTTTTTAGCGCAACCAACTTTTTGCAGTACGGAAATGCTTTACGAGTGGTCAGAGCTGTAACTGGTAATCTGAATGCTGCCTCAGGCGGTTCAGGATTACAGATTAAAAATACAACTGATTACTTAGACAACTATTCAGACGGTTCAGGATCCATAGGATCATGGATCGCAAGAGAAGCTGGAACAGCGGGTAACAACCTAAAAGTCTCTATGTGTACTAACTCAACAGCGTATCAAAGTTTACTAGGCGGTAGTAATTTGGTCAATGACGCAACAGCGGAAATTGGCGACACTACCATAACAGTAGACGCAGGTACAGGTGTACAAGTTGGTGACGTAATAGAGTTTGGAGATATCAGTGGAAATTTCACTGCTGCTCCATCAGGTAGTTACTACAAAGTAACAGCAATTGCAACTCATGTATTATCAATATCAAGATTTGATCCTGCTTCTGGTAAAACAGAAACGGGCGGATTAAGACATGCAGTAGCAAACAACGCACATGTTAGAAGACATTGGGAATATTATTTCAATTTTTCTAACGCACCAACAACTACTGATGACGCAACTGCAGCAGGTGCTTCGAATGACGAATTACACATTGCTGTTGTAGATGAAGATGGCGGTATCACAGGTACTGCTGGTTCAATTCTAGAAACATTTGAAGGTGTTTCACAAGCTTCTGACGCAAAAGACGCTCAAGGTAATTCAAACTATTATGTAGATGTACTTTACAGATCAAGTGAGTTCATTTACTGGATGGATCATGAATCAACTTTAGCAAATGCAGGATCACCTAAGTTAAATGCAACCACTAAGGCGGCAGTAGCTTTTGATAATCAAGGAACTGCGGGTTTAACTGTGTTTAAAGCAAGTCTTTCCGGTGGAACAGACGACAACGCTCCAACTTTAGGCGAAATGGCATTAGCATACGATAAGTTTGCTGACTCAGAAACAGTAGATATCAACTTCTTAATTGCAGGACCTTCAGATGGACCTGCTACAGACGCAACTGGCGTCACTCATGCAACTAAAGTAATTGATGTTGCAGAAAGTAGAAAAGATGTTGTAGCATTTATCTCACCTGCGAGAGCAGATGTAGTAAATGTATCAGATCCGATATCGCAAACAGCAAACGTAAAAGCATTTGCTGATGCGCTTTCTAGTTCTTCTTACGCTGTCATTGATAGTGGTTATAAGTATATGTACGACAAGTACAATGACATATACAGATATGTACCATTAAACGGTGATATCGCAGGATTAGCTGCAAGAACAGATATCGTTGCAGACCCTTGGTATTCACCTGCTGGATTCAGTAGAGGACAAATCAGAGGTGCTGTAAAATTAGCATTTAACCCTAACCAGACACAAAGGGATGACTTGTATAAAGCAAGAGTAAATCCTGTTGTGACATTCCCTGGTCAAGGTACATTGTTATTTGGCGATAAAACGGCATTAACTAAACCAAGTGCGTTTAATAGAATAAATGTAAGACGTTTATTCATAACTATGGAAAAAGCAGTATCAACAGCAGCTAAATTTCAACTCTTTGAGTTCAATGATGAGTTCACTAGAGCACAATTTAGAAACTTGATTGAGCCATTCCTTAGAGACGTACAAGGCAGACGTGGTATTACAGACTTCTCAGTAGTCTGTGATGAAACAAACAACACAGCGGAAGTAATTGATAGAAACGAATTTGTGGCTGACATTTTTGTCAAACCAAATCGTTCAATTAACTTCATCAAACTAAACTTTATTGCTACTAGAAGTGGTGTATCGTTTAGTGAAGTCGCTGGGGCATAGGAGATAAAAAATGGCTAATATAACAGATTTTGTTTCTAAATTAAAAGGCGGAGGTGCTAGAAACAATCAGTTTAAAGTAACTCTTCCGTTCCCTGGTTACGCAGCAGTTGGTGGTGAAACAGAAAGTATGGCATTTTTATGCTCTGCTACTAACTTACCATCAAGTGAAATTGGTGAATTAACTGTAAACTTCCGTGGCAGACCTATTTACATGGCAGGTGATAGAACATTCCAAACTTGGACTACTACTATCATTAACGATACTGATTTTTTAATCAGAAATGCTATTGAAAGATGGTCAAACGGTATAAACAACCATTCAGATAATGAAGGACTTGTAAATCCTACTGATTATCAAGTGGACGCATTTGTCGACCATTTAGATAGAAACGGTAATACAATCAAGTCTTACACTTTCAGAGGTATGTACCCTACTATAATAGGTCAAGTTGATCTAACTATGGAACAGGCAACAACACTTGAAACATTTGAATGTACTTGGAGATACCAATACTGGGAATCAAACACTACAACATAAAGTTGAAATAGGGCGTCTTTCGAGGCGCCCTAAATAATATAGTATAAAGGAGAAAAGTAGTGGCAGAAATATTTGGTTTCGAAATCAAACGAAAAGAGGCTAAACCCAATAGTCAACAGTTTACCGCACCATCAAGTGATGACGGTACACAAACAATTATGGGTGGTGGTCACTTTGGAACCTATCTTGATATCGAAGGAAAAGTAAATAATGAATCGGACTTAATTAGACGATATAGAGAAATTGCTATGCACCCAGAGTGTGATATGGCGATTGAAGATATTATTAATGAGGCCGTGGTTGTAGATGATAACCAAGAGGTTGTCCGTCTAAACTTAAATAAGGTTCCGTTCTCAACATCTATTAAAAAAAGAATATCAGATGAATTTAAGAACGTAGTAAGTCTTTTAGAATTTGAACAAAAAGGTCATGACATATTCAGACGTTGGTATGTTGATGGTCGTATTGTATATCATAAATTAATAGACCCAAAAAACACACAGTTAGGTCTTACAGAGTTACGATATATTGATCCTAGAAAAATCAAAAAAGTAAGAGCAGCTAAAAACAAACCAGGTAATGAGTTTGCACCAAAAGATCCAAAGAGACCTCAAAGCGTTGAATTTGATGAGTTCTTTATTTACAATGAAAAAGGTGTACAACCTGGCGCAAGTGCAACAACAGGACTAAAGATAACTAAAGACGCTATCGCATATTGTCCTAGTGGTTTAGTAGATCAACAAAAGAATTTAATATTGTCTTATTTACATAAGGCAATTAAACCAGTTAATCAGTTGCGAATGATTGAGGATAGTGTTGTTATCTATCGTATATCAAGAGCACCTGAAAGAAGAATTTTTTACATTGATGTAGGTAATTTGCCTAAAGTAAAAGCAGAGCAATACCTTAAAGATGTAATG